GTCATATTTTACGGTTAAGATCTGAAGGCACTGCACATCCTCAAATGCGAATTATTATGCAGCAATTGCTAAGAGAATTTAAAGAAAGGTGCGGGATAATCTTTGAAGATATCGTGGGCGAATAAAATGATTCCTGTAGGGCTTTATTATTTATTTAGGAAGGCAACAAAAGTTGACCCCACAAGGACATTAACGTTACGCAATAATTTTGCCAGAGATTTTAGGAATAGATTTATAGCTATTAAAAATTTGATTCGTACAAGTATTGTTAAAAATGATTGTTTTGGTCTAAAAATAGCTAGGTATAATGTTTTGTCTGCACGTATTGCTACTCCATCTTCTAAGATTACTGCAGGATGGAAAGAGGAATTGTCTCCGGCTGGGTATCGACAATTTGCGGGACAAAATAATAATGATAAAATTGATAATTTTTTAGATTGGTTTGAAGAATCTGAGGATATTGCTCTTTTCCAAGAAGACCATACTGGTCGTTCTACAAAAACTAAGGAGCCAATTTGGGCTGATATTTATATTAGGGCAGCTTATTTATTAGGGATGCAATTTGCTAGAAATTACATTAAGAAAAATGCTAACCTAATGAAAAAATTAGATATTATATATGATATAAATACCAGCAGTCCTTCTATATTAAGTGATTTTATGATTAGGGATATTCACAATGATGCGGTTAATTTAATCTATAGTAGAGTTTATAGCGATCTTAAAGGTATTACTTTAACTATTGAGGCTAACTTACGCAGAATATTGTCAGATGGATTGGCTGCCGGAGAATCTCCGTTAAAAATAGCTAAGGATATCGCTAAAAAAATTGAGTCAATTGGGATTAATAGGGCTGAATTAATAGCTAGAACCGAAACTATTAGGGCACATCATCAAGCGAGTATTAATGAATATGAACGATATGGAGTGGATCAGGTTAAAGTTGAAGTTGAGTGGGTAACTGCATTTGATCCCTGCCCTATTTGTGCTGAATTAAGTGGTAAAACCTTTACATTAAAAGAAATTTATACTATGATACCTAGACATCCTAGATGTAGGTGTGTTGCAGTCCCAGTTGTTGAGGAATAATTTTTTTTAAATTTTTTTTAAAATTGGCATACTAATTGCTCTTAAATCTTAAGATTTAAATCTTAAGAATAAAACAATACAAGCTTAAGAAATAAGATAAGATAAGAAGAAAGAAAAGAAAATAAAATATATATTTTATAAAACTAAAATATATATGAAAAAAAGAAAAGAAAAAATTTTCGATAGACAACGGAGAATTCAATGTCCATTCCAGTTAATTTTTATTTTTCTGCTAATGTTGAAGAAACGAAGTATCAAGAAAGATTTTTGTTTGGCCAAAAATATTATGTTTTGCCTGTAGTCATGATGGTTGAGGGTGCCTATACGCCAAATATTGAGGCCGGAGACCCCCAAGACGTTGATACAATTTATTTCCCTTCTGCTGTTTTACAGAAAAGTTTAAAGGGGTGGAATGGTCGACCTATTATGCGTAATCACCCTGATGGTTTTATTTCATCTAATGACCCTAATATCTATGAAAAGCAATGGGTGGGATATATTTTTAATGCTTCATACAATGCGGCTAAAAAAGCATTGTCTGCTGAAGCCTGGTTGAATGTAGATAAATCTGAAGATATTATATTATCGTATACATCTGGTAAAAAAATTGATATAAGTATAGGAGCATATGGAGATTTAATTGATACTCATGGTATAATAAATGGAAAGAAATATACATTAGAAATAAAAAATTTAGTGCCAGACCATTTAGCGATATTATTAGACGACGTGGGGGCCTGTAGTAATCGGGATGGTTGTGGACTTGGCATCGCAGCATCTCAAAACCTTTTCATTGTAGGAGAAAAGATGATTAGTAAAGACAAAGAAATTTCTAATGATCTTTCTGTTGAAGAAGAAAATATTGATCAAAATATAAAAATTATGGCTATTTTGTCTACAGCTAGAACCCCTAAATATGCAGGTACTGAGACTATTTCTTGGGCTGATGTAGGGAAAACTATTGATGATTATGTCAATGGTTATTTTAAGCATAGCAATAAGACTAAACCTGATGATTTTGTAAAGCGTGTTGCTGATATGCCAGCTGAAGTAAAAAATTGGATTGCCTCTAAATCTTTATTGGGTGATCCTCAGGCTGAGGATGGAGCTAATTTAGTATTCTTCCCAGTTGTTAATCCGGGAACTAATAAATTAAATGCTGGGGCTTTACGTGCAGTTTTGTCTGGTAGGGGAGCGCAGGCGGATATACCTGATGCTGCTAAAAAATCTGCTCAAACAAAGGCTAGGGGTTTATTAGACAAAGAATTTAAGAAGGAAACTGAAATGTCTTCAAAAGAATTTATTGCAGAGGAACAACCTGCGGAGGTTATTTCTTCTCAGCACAATGAATGTGATCGGATAGTTAGTTTTGAGGAAAAAATGGATGCTTTTATTAAAGAGATTGGGGATAATGATTTGCGGGAGGCTTTAGTTGAAGCTGTTGAAGAGCGTACTAAAAAAAGAAATCAGGCTGTTGAGATAATTAATGCTTTTGATAGGGTTAAATTTTGCGAAAAGTTTTTATCAGCTATTGCCCTTGATAATTTGGTTAAAATTAGTGAGCTTGTAATGATCGCTAATAAAAAAGATCAAGATAAGTCTATACCAACATCTACAGATTTTGGTTTGCAGGGGGCTCCTCCCTTAAAAGTTTTAAAATATGTTCCTCCCGCCAAAATTAGTTGGGATAATTAGTGATGCCTGCTCCAACACAAATAATTATTGGGGGCAGGATATTCCCTACGATTTATAGTGGGATTGCTGTGGCTCCTATGCAGCCAGGGAGCGTTTTAAAGTTAACTGGTAGCTATGTAGGAGAACTTTTAGAATGCTGTGGGATTGATGCTGTAGCGGTTCCTTGTATACCGGCGGTTGCTTTGGAAAAGGAATGGGGAGATATTGATTATAATTATCAAACGGGGGACAGTGTATCTATAGCATTTTTGCGTAGTGGCCAACAGTTTTGGTGTAGATTGGCTCCTAACCAGATTCTTTCTCCTGGTGATTTTTTATGTTCTTCGGCAACAATTGGGATGGTTGAAAGGTATAGTTTAGGGACAACCCCTAGCGGTCATCCAAATACTATTATAGCGATGGCCTTTGAAAATAAAGCTACCGATGAGAACCCCGGAATAGTTCATGCTATGATTGTTTAGGGGCTAAAGGAGATATTAAATGGGTATCGCGAATATTCTTACGTCTAGTTATAGCAAGGCTACATTGGTTAGCGGGGTATTGCAAGAGACCGTACTGCCTGGTCATCTTGTCCAAATTGTAGGTAAGCAGGCTGATGGTGTTTTAATCTTTAAGTCAGTAAATGTTGCTAATGCATCAGTTAGCTGCGCTGTTGTGGTGGAAGATGTGGCTGCTGGGCAGATGCTTTATTCTATGCTTCAGGAGGGCGATAGGATTACCGTTGCCTATGTTCCTTCAGGGGAAACATTTTTTGCTTATTTAGCCCCTGAGCAAACAGTTGTGGTTGGCGATCTTTTATCATCTAGTTTGTCGGCTGGTCGGTTGCAAAAATATCCAGGTGGAGCGCCTTCTGCGCCTAACTGTATCGTAGGTGTTGCGTTAGAAGATGTAACGACTTTAGTCGCTGAGTATAGAACAATAAAGGTAAGTGCATTTTAAGGGGACTATATGAGCCCAACACCTAAAACTATTGTTGTCACCGGCTTAGACCAAATGATTACTGTAAGTGGTATTTGTGTACAAGATACTACTCCTAGTATGCGGCCAGGTATGCCGATTAAAATTAAGCCTGGCGGTGCGCATAATGAATTTATGATTGAAGATGCTATATTTTCTGATTTTCAGCCTGCTAATAAGGCTATTGTTTTAGATGATATCAGCCGTGGCATTGGAGTTGATTATGCATTTTCTGCGGGGGAAGCCATCACCGTAGCATATCTTACCCCTGGGGTTGTATTTTGGGGCAGAATAAATGATAGTTCTCCAGATAATATTGACATTGGTGATTATTTAACGCTCCCCTATTCCCCAAGTGTTGAGTATAGAGGAACATTTAGTAAATGGAAGTATAATCTGCATCTAGGCGTAGCAATGTTTGGGATTTCGTTGACTAAAAGGTTGACTGGTGCTGAGGATAAATGGGTTACCATCAGATATTCGAAGGTTTGGTAGGATATATTTATGGGGAATACTCCAAAAAATATTATTGCAGCTGGTTTAGATAAAATTATTCTTACCGATGGGGTTTGCAGACAAAATGGTGCTCCGTTTATGCAACCAGGCATGTTTGTTGATGCTTGTTCTGAAGTGTTTAAGGACGGTAGTGAGTATAAAGTCGCTACGTCTGCAGTTCAAGATTTCCAAAAAACTAGTGGGGCTATAGTTTTGGAAGATTTTTCGATAGGTGTAGATGTTAATTATGTTTTTTCTTATGGAGAAAAAATTAGGCTTGCTTGGCTCCGTCCGGGAATACATTTTTGGGGTAGAGTACTTCAGGCAGGGTTTATTTATATAGGGGATATTGTTGGTTGTTCTGGGCTTTATTATCAGCCCACTGATGGGACATTTGCTCAACATTTGATTGAATCTCATGCCCCTGATTATATATATGGAAACCCTATGTTTGGGGTAGCGCAATCTTTTGTTGATAATGTGTCTGGGGTAAGATGGGTTTTAATAAGGGTTGATGATTTTTATTAAAATGGTAGCTATTTATTTGGTAGGGGAGATGTGATGGCTATTAATTATTTTCCTACTTCAATCTTATGCTCTAGTTATAGCAAGGCGATTTTGGCCGGAGGTGTTGCAGACACTACAGAGCTGAGGCCTGGAATGCTTGTAGAAGTTTCTGGTAAAATTCCTGATGGGACTATTAAGTATAGAGGAGTTTTGATAACGGCTGGGCCAGCGACGTGTTGTGTGGTTTTAGAGAATTTGGCTATGGGAAGGTCGGTTGGGGGGAGTGGTTTGTCTACTGAAGAGCGTATTACTGTCGCTTATATCCCCCCGGGAGAAATCTTCTATGGGTTGGCAGTTGGGGACCAGACGATAACGATTGGAGAACATCTAGAAGGTGCGTCTGGTGGGTATTTCCGCCGATATATTACCCTAGGGTATCCAAATGCTGTAGTTGCTGTTGCGATGGAAACTATGGCAATACCGGCTGGTGATTATGCTTATGTTAAGATGATAGCGTTTTAATATTTTGTTGATGAGGAGATACAAATGGGTACGAATGAAGTTTCTATTGAAACTATTAGCAACGGAGAGCCTTCTGGGCAAGTTTCTGCGGCGTTATTAGAGCAATATGGAGGAACTCGTATTAATTTGAGCGAGTTGCGTAGCTTGCAAGTATTCCCTAGGAATTTATGGGAATCTTTTGATAACGTTTTAGTCGAAACTGCTAAAGAAGAATTGGTGGGTGTAGCTGATTTAAATAAAAGGGCGCAGTTGACGATAAATTTTGATGCTATGTCTGCTGGAGTTTATGTGCGAGATTTAGCGTCTGAGATGGAAGATGCTACGACTGGGTTGACTCCTGATAGCCGCGGGTATGCTGAGCAGCTTAATTTATCTACCATTAGCGTGCCATTGTTTGTAACTTATAAGGATTTTTTGGTTAATGCTAGATATATGGCTGAAGCAGCTAGGGTTGGTTTGCCATTAAGGACCCAACAAGTGGTTGAAGCAACCAGGGCGGTTTCAAGAGCATTGGAGTATCAGTTATTTAGGGGACAATTCACGGCTAGTGGAGCGACTGCTTGGGGGTATACTACATTCCCTGAGCGTAATCTTTTTACGATTACTTCATGGCTAACCGAAACTCCTGCCAACATTGTTCAACAGGTTGTTGATATGGTGGGAATTTCTGTAGAGCGCAAACATTTTGGTCCTTGGATTTTGTATTTGCCGTATTCGTATTTTGCTGTAATGAATAAAGATTATCTTGTTAGCTCTGTTTATGGAGCCATGACAATCAGGGAACGTATTTTGCAAATTCCTAGAATAGAAGATATAAGATTTACTTATCAATTAGGGGCTGCGGTAGAAGAAGTTGTTTTGGTAGAGATGAGAAGTGACACCGCACAATTAATTAATGGGTTGCCTTTATCGGTTGTTGATTGGGAGCCTGCTGGTTCACCGAATTGGACCCATTTGTTTAAGGTTTTGACTATTACTGTTCCTTTATTGGTAGCTGACTATAATGGGAATTGTGGCATTGTACATGGGTCTGTTTCTTAAGAATAGGAGATATTAATGCCAGCTCCTCCAGTCAAGTTAGGTAATGTAGCGTGGGGAGAGGATACCTATTTAGGGTCTTCTAATATCTATATTTTAGGATGGGATGTTCCCCATGAACAAGTATCGGCAGACAATATTCTATGTTCTAGCTATAATAAGGCTGTGCTAGTTTCTGGAATATTAGCAGATGAAGTTAGTGTCCCTGGAGAAATTATGGAGGTGTATGATATAGCCGCAGACGGTACTTGTTATTATAAAACTGTTAACGAGGTAAATAGAGCCAGTTCTTGTATTGTTTTGTTAAATAATTTTGAATATGGGCACGCATATAAAGTATATCATGCTTTTGATAGAATAGTTGTTGCGCATTTACCTCGTGGGGCAGTATTCCATGCATGGCTTGATCATGAACAGTCTGCAGTGGTTGGGAGTTTTTTATATGCTGCGTCTAGTGGAGGATTAAGGGTATATGCGGGGGAAACTATTGCTGAGTGCGGGATGGATCAATTGTTGGGGATTTCTTTGAGTTCGGCCGATACGGTTGGTATAGAGGAAAGAAAGTTGATTAAGGTGTGTGTTGCTTAATTTAAGTGATTAATATGGCCGATATTTTTATTAATAGTGACGTGAACAATACCTCTAGAATCGTTAGGGCTGTCTTAAATATTTTTATTATGGTTAGGGGTATAGTTGATGTATTTGTTGAGCCTGGACACATACGTAATGTAATTGATACAAAAATTGATGACATGCAAATTAATGGGTTAATTTCTAGTGCCATTATTTTAGTTAAGGAACGTTTGGGCGAACATATCGTACAGACTCCTGTTGGGCTTGAGATTATAAAATGGCTTACTGCTCATTTTATTTCTTTGATAGATAATCCCCAGAGGGTAACCAGGGAAAAGGTTGGTGACCTTGAGATTGATTATAGTGATGTTGATGCAAAAGTTCAGCTTGAGATTGGGCTGGGAGGAATTCTTTCTACTCGTTGGGGACGTGTAGCAGCTGCTATGGATCAAAGTGGTAGTTTGGCAAAGGCTGGCGGTCCCCCTATTAAGCTGTATGCGTTGTGATAAAATGGGTATTTGGTGGGCAGAAAAATTCTTAATTGATATATGCGTGTATTGGCGTCCTGCTAAAATTGATGGGTATGGGAACGCAGACTGGGAATATCCTCTTGAGATAAAATGTAAATGGTTCGAGAACCAAAATAAGACTAATTTGTCGTCGGGGATGTCCTTGGGATCTAGTTCAGTATTTTATGCTATTTACCCAGTGTTGGTTGGTGGATATATTTTTAATGGGAGATTGAAGGATTTTATCGACCCAGTTATTCCTCCATATAATCAGGAACTTTTTGGTAAGGCTTTGGAAGTACCTTGGGACCCTTGGCAGCAAAAATTGGCTTCTCAAATTATAGAAATTAATAAAATTGTATCCTTGTGTGATAATACAAAATTTTATACTAGAGCGTTAACTTCATGAAAGTAGCATTTAAGGTTGTTGGTGTAGAGGAATTAGTTAGTGGACTCAAAAGGCTGTCTACACGTGAAGCTAAAATGGCTTTTAAGGGGGCTGCGAGAGAAATCGCTATTGATATTCAGCGTACTGCACAGCAACGGACTCCTGTTGAGACTGGATTTTTACGGCAAAGTGCTAGAAATCAGGTTTTGGTTGCTACTAATCGTTATGCTAATGCGATGATATATTATTTGGCCAAATATGCTATATATGTACATGAGCACACCTGGAAAAAGCATAGAACTGGTTCTGCTAAATTTTTAGAATTGGCTATTTATGCTGAGATTAGAAAAGTAAAAGATATTTTGGTGAAATATATTAATAAAGCTTTTGTAGCTGTTTCTTCGAAGAAATAAGGCATATGTTATCTGCTGCAACTATTATTGCGGAATGTTTAGAAGATAATAATTTTGGTAAAATTGGCGAGAATATATTTGTTAGCAATTTTACAGAGTTAACTCCAGATAATGTTATTGTTGCGGTTGATTATGGCAGTTTTGCTGAAGATAGTCCGTCTTTAGGCTATACATACCCTTTGGTGCAGATTTTTGTTCGGTCTGTTCGTGGTGGATACCAGCAATGTTGGGATTTAACTAGGAGAATTGGTTTATATTTAAATGGATTATCTGTTAAAAAGGGAGATACTCGATTTATTTATGTTTTTGTAAATGAAGGACCTACCGATATTGGGTATGATGATACTAATAGGCCGCAATGTTCTTTAACGGTTAGAATCATGCGTACTTCTTGCTACCATAGGCTACAAAAAGAATCGTTTAATTTATCTTTTGCTGTTGGTGTTCTACGAATAAAGAGGTGAGAGAATGGCTTTTAATTTAGTACGTGCCGGAAAATTTACTACGATAGATGTGGGGAAGTCTAGTTTGTGGCAACCTATTGCTGAGGTTTATGAAATAGGGGCGTTAACTACATCTAGAGAGATGTATGAGATTACTTCTCATGGGGCTGGGTTATGGAGGAACTATATCCCGGGCTTATATAGTGTCGCTACAATTACGCTTGCGTGTAATTATTTGCCTGATAATTATGGTGGTTATTGGACAATGATGACTGATTTAGCTGAATTTAATATAAAGAATTGGTATAGAATTTTGGTGCCATTAGTTCTTACTGAATCTAGTGATAAAGAGCATAGGTTTGAAGGATATATCAGTGAGATTAGTCCTGAGTTTGCATTAGATGATAGATTGGTTTTTAATATGAGTATTACTGTAGATGGCCCTATATATTTTGAGGATAAAACTAATACTCCGCCGTCATAATAGTGAGTGAGAGAATATGCAAGAAGATAAATTTTTGAGTAGGGATGTAGTACATAATATTAACGATGAAAAGTATGAAGTTGTATATGTAGATGAATGGGGAGGGAATGTTAGACTTTATGTAATGAATGGGAGGGAACGTTTAGCCATAGAAGAACGTTTTATGCAAGCAGATACTCCAAAACTGGATGTTTTTATTTATCTTTTGGCTTTATGTTTGAAAGACGAAAATGGGCAAAGGATTTTTTTGGATGATGAAGTCAATAAATTAGGGGAGAAAAGTTCTTCTGTTACATCTAAGTTAATAGCTAAATGTTTAGAACTTAATGGACTTTCTCCGGCTGTTAAAGAAGAAATTAAAAAAAAATAAAAAATAGTGAGCTTAAAATTTTTTTGTTTAAGCTAGCTTTATCTTTAGGGTGTACAGTAAAAGAATTATTGGATAGAGTCGATTCGTATGAGCTTAGCGAATGGTTTGAATTTTTTAAATTATTCCCGTGGGGGGCAGATATAGATCGAACACGTTCGGCTATGCTAACAACTGTAATAGCTAATAATGGTTTGGCAGTTATTAATCCCAAAAAATATAATTCTAAAAAATATTCATTAGAAGATTTTGCTTATCCGCCTCTTGAAAAACAACAAAAACGGCAAACATTAGAGGATCATCATCGTATTCTTGCTAAAATTAGGGGAAAGATAGGCCGCAGAGATGCCAACTAATGTTGGGACGTTAAATGCTCAGTTTAATTTAGATGCTACTAATTTTGTATCTAATTTAGATAAAAGTGTTGTTAAGGCAAAGAATGCTACCTCTACAATGGGGAATAATTTTAATTCTTTGTCTAATACGATTAAGTCTGCTATTGGTATAGCTGCAATTGGTACTTTAGTAGCTTTTGGGAAGAAGCTTGCTGATACAACTGCTGAGTTTGAATCTATCAATAGAACTTTAAGGTTTGCTACTGGTTCTATTAAGTCTGGGGCTGAGGCTTTTGATTTTGCTAAAGCTGAATCTGAACGTTTAGGCATATCTTTAGAGGTAGCTGCTAAGCAATATGGCCGTTTGGCTGCTTCTGCTAAAGGTACGGCATTAGAAGGCAAAGAGACGCAAAATATTTTTAAGGCTATAGCTTCTTCATCTGCGGTGATGGGTATGAGTGCTCAGCAAACTGAATTGGCCTTTACTGCTTTATCCCAAATGATTAGTAAGGGGACTATCAGTTCTGAAGAATTGAGGCAACAATTAGGCGATCATTTGCCTGGTGCTATGCAGATTTTTGCTCGCTCTATTGGTGTTACTACTAGTGATTTAAGCGATTTGTTAAAGAAGGGTTCGTTATTATCAGAAGAAGTTTTGCCTAGATTTGCGAAACAAATAGTATTGGAGCTTGGTGGATCTGTGCAAGACGCCAGCAAGGGTATGCAAGCTTCTTTGGGGAGGATGGGAACGGCATGGTTTGAATTTAGGAAGACGTTGCTTGAGGAAGCTGGTGTTGGAGCTGCAGTTAAAGCAATGATTGATTTAGTCGCTGTTGGTATCAATAAGGTTACTGAGGGGATCAGATATTTGGTACAATTATGGGAATCGTATGTTTCCCCAATTATTATGAAGGCTCAAGATTTATATAGAAAAATTTTTGGTGGGGCAGCAGTTACTGAGACCATACAAACGCAAAAAGGGTTAACGCTTGAGGCGAAAAAACATGCTGACGCATTGGCGGCAGCTGCCATAGAAGCCAAAAAATATGGTCAAGAATTATTGGCGACTACTAAAAAGGGGAAAAAAGTAAAGCGTACTCCGTTTGAAAAATTATTTGATCCTACTGAGATGGAGCAAGAGTATAAATTATATAAGGATTTTTTTAGCGGGGTTACTCAGCAAGCCAATAATTTAGCTTCTTCGTTGGCAGATTTAAGTGTTGGTGGAACCCTAGACATGAAAAAGTTTTCTTTGGCTATTATTCGTAGCTTGAATGAAATAATTTTACAGTTTTATGTGGCCACTCCGATTATAGAAGCATTTAGAAATTTGTTAGCCGGACTTCATGCTGGTGGGGGTATATCCTCTGGGCTTGGTGGGTTTTTAGGAGGAATTTTTGGCGCAGTAAAATCGTTTTTTGGGTTTGCTTCTGGTGGTATTCTAACTGAGCCTGTTGTTGGTATTGGGGCTAATACTGGGAGCGGATATGCTTTTGGGGAACGTGGAGCTGAAGCTATTGTTCCATTATCTGCCATGGATAACGCAGAAGCCACACAACAGCCTACTAATGTATCAATTAATATTAGTGCTGTTGACAGCCAAAGTTTGGTTGCATTAATGAGAAAAAATCCTCAGGCGATTATAACCCCAGTAATAGAGGCCTTACAGGTCGGAGATAGGGGATTAATGTCTAGCCTAAGAGGGTCTGTAATATAAATGGCTGTTTATCCAGACATAATTTCTAGCGTTCCCAGTAATATACCTTTTCAGTGGTCATTGATTCAGCAAGTTATCGCTACAAAATTTGAGAATGGAGTAGAAAGACGCAGGTTAATAAGGTTTGGTAAATACAGAGTAATTACGTTACAATATCAGCAAATTCAATTTGTTAAGGTAAGAGTTATTTATAATTTTTATAATGCGCAAAGGGGGCCATTAACATCTTTTAAATTTTTTTTCCCTGACGTTAGTTATCATTTTGATGAATATGCTGGTTATGCAGAAAGTGGTCAAACTACTTTGATTATGCCATCTAAGGGTGGCACTAATGTTATTTTAAAACAAGATGGGGTTGTTGTTAGTGAGGCTGATTATATTTTTACTCCATATGCTGGCCCGGATGGTGAGGATAGGGTAACTCTTGCATATGGTGCGCCTGCAGGAGCTAAATATACTCTTGATTTTACTGGGGTTTTAAAGATTAAGGCCAGATTTGATGAGGCTCCTATCGTTTTTAATGAAATTAAGGCTACGTTTTCTTCTTTAACTATTGTTTTAAAGCAATTACAGCCAGTTTTATGGGAGTAGGTATATGGAAAGTTTAATTGACCTTTTTCAGAATAGAGAGTCTAGTTTAAGCAAATTAAATAAATGTCCATTTGATAAGCTGGAAGATTGTTCTCAATTTTTAAGGGGGATTGGGAAGCAGTGTAACAATTTGAGGGAAGATGCGTTATGTGGAGTATTATCGAGGGCATCTGCCCCTATTTCCTGTATGAATAATGTCCAATGTAGTGGGACACTGACTTTAATCAAAAAGAACAATGAGTAAAAATTAGTGCGGTATATAGACCAAACAATATTAGATAAATTTAAACAAGAAGAATATACATTTGCTTATTTATTAGAATTATTAGCGAAGGATTCTAAGCATTTTAGGTTTACTAATTGGGATACTCCCCTTACGTATGATTCTGAACTTTATTATCCCAAGGGTATGGAGATTAGCCCTATTAGCTATTCTACTTCTGCTGTAGTGGATGTTTTGGATATACGTATTGATGATGTAATTCAAACTGCAGCTGAATCATTGTATATAGCATTGTTAGGCCAAGGGCATATCCCATTAGGGGCTAAATTATATTTAGTTATTTTAGATAATAATTATATTATACCTCCAAATGGGGGCACGTTATTTTTCCAGGGGAATGTAGATAAATGGGAATATTCTCCAGGTGAAATTAATTTACAAATAGCGTCTATTTTTATCCAATGGAATAATGTCACTACTTTTAAATATTCGGCAAGTTGTAGGTGGAGAAAATTTGGGGGGCCTGAATGTAAATATCCTACTCCAGGAGATTTGGTTTGTGATAGGACGTATAAGGTTTGTAGAGATGTATATAATAATACGGAAAATTTTGGAGGGTTTAGATGGTTGCCGAGCTTAATCAACAAAATATTGATTCCGGAGAAAAAAAAGAAATAAGTGATGATTTAGCTGAATCTTATAATAGCAATATATTAAGTCATGCGAATGCTATCGGTTGGTTGATGTATACTAAATATAAGCTTGGGTCCCCTTCCAACAAAAGTCCATTAGCAAAAGAAGCTGATTGTTTTGGTATAGTAATAAATTATATTTATTTAACTACTGGGAAGATTTTGCCCGATGTTGAGGGCGGGGATGTTGTTAATTTTAACAATTATAAATATTTGTATCCTCGAGATAAAAAGGTTGTGTTAGAAGCCTTAGAAAAATATTTTATAAAATATTTTATTCCAATTCCAGTTTTGCATAGGTATTCAGGGGACATTTTATGGGCGTATTCAAAAAATGATGACGGGACGCCTAATGATGGCATTGATAGCTGGGCATTGGGTATTGATTGTGGGAATGGGCAAATGATGACCACATCAGATAAAGACGGGCCGGTTGTTATCCAATTGAATTCATATGATGTAAAAAATGTTTATAGATATTTAAATGGGAAGTAGTGTAAGAAAATTTGTAGGGGCAGTCGCTCCGATTATTGCTGGGGCCGCAGTAGCATTTTTTGGTCCAATTGGTGCTGTTGCTGGAGCTATTTTAGTCGGTGGCAGTGCTCTTTTGGGAGGTAGATTAAGGTTTGGAGTTAGGGAGGGGGCTAGGCATGAACTTAGGTATAATACATCAACCACACAAGCCACTCTAAATTTAATTTATGGCAAAAGGATTGTGGGCAGTAACGATGTTTTTGTTGAATTAACTAACAAGAATAAAACATTGTGGATTGTCCATTGCTTGGGGGAGGGAGAAATTGAAGGGATTGAGGTAGATACAGAGGGGAAGCCATTAATTACTATTGCTGGCAGAAAATTTAAAGATTACCCAGCTGGGAAGGTTAAGTATTATTTCCATTCTGGGACAAATGATCAGGCTGTTGATGCTAATTTACATGCAGCGATTACAAAATTTACTGATACTATGCGTAATACTGCTTATATTGTTTTTGAATTAGATTTTAGTACTTTTAAAAGTATCCCAAATAGAGAGGTTGTAATTAAGGGGATTAAGGTAAAAGATTTTACTAATCCTACCGCTCCTGCTGCATGGTCTGAGAATCCTGTTTTAGCTTTATATGATTATATTACTAATGCTAGGTATGGATTGGGGTGGGATCCTTCTTTGATAGATTTGGATACGTGGGTATCTGCAAAGAATTATTGTGATAACCATGTAAAGCCGTGGAAATTTAATTATGTCGTTACTTCTCAGGTTAATTCTCAGTCTATTATTGATACGATTTTGTATCATTTTAGGGGAGTATTAACTTATTATGCTGGTAAATTGTTTTGCCATTATCTTGAAGATGCTCCCAGTATTTTTTCAGTTGTGGACGAGCACATTGTAAGAAGTGATGATGGATTAGCGTTTGTTTCTGTTTCACAGCCTAGTACGCACGATTTGCCTAATACAGCATTGGTTCGCTATGTTAGCCCTAACCTTGAATGGGCTGATGATGATTTTGTTATTGGGGAAGCTATTTCTGGTAAGGTTAGGACGATTGATTTCCCTGGGTATACGGATAGAGCATTAGCTGCTGAAATGGCGGTTTATATATTAGAGCGAGAGCGATTAAATAGGATTTATACTGCTACATTGCGACTTGACACTGTTGTTATTGATGTTAATGATGTGATAAATTTTGCTTCGACTGAATTGTTGCTTGGGATAGACCCTGCCAGGAAGTATCGAGTTAAAGAGTCTGTGGTTTTGTCTGATGGTCTGGTCCAAATTACTTTTGTTGAAGACAATGCTGAATTATATGATGCGGTTTATAATGATAACCAAGAAAGATATATTATTGATATTTATTCTCCGTATGATCCTCCTCCCCCAGTAATTAATATAGCTTTTGAAGAAGAATTATATACATTTCGTGGACGTACATTCATTCGGCTGAAATGTACCTTTGAGCCACCAGCTGAATATGCTTTTTATGCGTATAGCAATATTTATGTACGAGCTGGAGATACTGGAGAATTTACACAATTAACCAGTGTAGTAGATAATTTTTCTATGGAGAGTGTTGAAGAAAAGATAACGTATTACTTTAGGTTTTGGAGCGTTTCTACTGAGGGGACGCTTGCTATTACAGCGGCAGAGGCTAGCCATTATGTAGTTGGCATTTCTACATTGCCCCCAATTAACCCACTTGCGTTAGAGGTTACAATCTCCGGAGATTCTGTAACTTTATCGAGTGAAGAGGTATATCAACAAGATATACCCGAAGAATGTAATTTGTATGCTTGGGATTTTAGGTTGAATAATGATTTAACCGCTGGGTATGGAGGGGCATTATTAATTTCTAAGAAAAGTACTCCGTTTTATTCTTTTACAGGATTAATCCCTGGAGAATATAAATTTTTTGTAAATACTCTTGGGAGGAATGAAGTATATGGGACAACTCCAGCGGATAAAAATGATAAAAAATTTGATCCTCCAATTGCGTTTGAGCACTATTTTGATGATCCAATCAGTTATGTAACTGGTCAACATTTTAATACTGAAACTGTTGGCGGTGAGTTAAAATGTATTTTGTCTAGCCCATCTTTAAGCGGATATTATTTAACTCAAGTTAAGCAGTTGGTGCCTCCTTTGACAGAGGGAGAAGGTGTTATTACTAGTGATACTCAAACCTTAGCGCCTACAAATTTATTTTGTTTGAGTCGTAAAACTGCTTGGGATAAATTGTCTATTGGTGATTTTGTGCAGCCATTAGGGCAAACTGGGTTTGTTATTACGGGTAAATATGCATTTGGTTCTACGTTTGAGTTTGATGATGCGATTGTTACCGATAATGATCCAACTGAATGGCTAGAAGTTAACGCTATACAGTATGATATTTTGTTTATTGGGTCTGAGATAAGGTGGGTCCATGATCCAGCGCAGATTAATTATACTGTGTTGGAAAAGCATTTGATTGCAGGAGAATATTGGATCACTTTAGACCAAACTATATATACTCCAATGCCTAATGTAACCACTGCTCAGGTTTATTATAAATTACCAAATGCTATTGGAACTGCTGTTGCACAGCCAGCAGTTTATAATATAGCTTTTTCTTATAGAGAGTCGGTAGACGAAAAAACTATAACTGCTTTAGGTTTTGAGTATTATATGTCCGGGAGCGTACCGTATTCTTATGCTGGAGGATTACATATCAACCTATATTATGGTCCGTCTAGTACTGGCCCATGGACGGAAAGCACTGATTTACAGCTTTTAACGTCAAATATTGATTTACCAACGGCAGGAGTGTGGTATTATATGAGGTATGATTTGTTAGATTATTCGCCAACTCCTGCACCTGATCCTGCTACAAGGAAGCAAATTATTATTAAGCCAAGTACTCTTAAAATATATAGAAGAACTCAATAAGATAATGGCGATAGTTAATATCACAGCATCTATAACTTATTATACTAATGCAAGCCTTCGCAGTGGGTTAAAGTCCAATATTATTCCGCTTGGCTATTGGACTTTAACTCCGGATGAAAACTATTATGTTGCGGATAATAGTCTTAATTTTATTTTTGGCCAACCCGGATTTATTACAGAAGATTTACAGGCTTTTGATGTTAATCAAAATACTAATATAGACTTAGCTGTATTGCTCCCGCATGGTATCCTTTTTAGCGATTCCATCCAAAATTCTTTAGCTATAGCGACGCTAAAGAAGGAAGCTCCTGAATTAAAGACTGATATTCAACAAAATAGTTTTATCGCGGCACATATAGTTTTGTTTGGTGGGGAATTATTAGCTAATGTTACTCATAATACTATTTCAGATACAAAGTTATCTACTGAAGGGTCACTCCCAACTACCCATATAATTCAGCATTCTTCTGCTTTTGGACGAATTTTTACCGGGACTCAATTTAGTGTTAACGCTTATCAAAATTCTTTAGGCTCTGGACTTTTAGAAGCTCATAATATAAATGTTCAGGGGGATATTAGTCAACAATCCTATGCTACCGCTACTGTTAATTATTCCTTGATATTTAAGGGGGTTGCATCTGAAGCATCTCAAGCTATAGGATTACTTTTTTCTGAAAAAGATATCTTCGCTACTATAGTGAATTTATCAGCTAGTAGTGCAATATTATTCCATTACAAAACGATTAATGCTCTTGTTAGTCAAGAGAGTGCCCAGTATAGTCGAGTTGGTTTTGCTCGGTCAGCGTATGGGGTGGCTACTCATTATTCAACTGCTGTAGCGGATATTAATGAGGCGACCAGATTACATGTTCATCCTACCCATAATTCTTATAGTATAAGTACGATTGGAGCTCGTAGTACTTTCAAAGTAGGGGCAGTACATAATACATATACTGATGTAAAAATTCATGTTATTGGCGATGCGAAAAGTGCTACAGCATATTTGTCTTGTGTTCCATATGCTTTTATTACGCAAGAAGGGCATCGCTTTATTAAGTCTTTTAATACTAGACAAAGGACCAAAATTGCAAGGGCATATTTAATCCCATCGCATGTACCTAAGCAATATCTTAAGACTTATTTGTTGCAGGAGGCTCAGCAAGAATCTTATTTAAGTGTAGCTACAAGGGATCTTTTAGCGTATAATATTCAGGTAACTGATACTGTTGCGTATATTTGGACTGGATACCATAGATTGTTAGGTGATTTGGTCCAAAAAAGTGTTACTTTTGTAGTACCTACAAAAATTCTTAAAAAGATAATTGTTAAACCAAGATTAATTTATTACGGTGAGCCTAATTTGCATTTTATTTTTTATGATGATGAATAATATTGTTTTGACAATGGAATAAACTTATTGTATTAATTATAGTTAATGGGAGGCATTACAGTGGCTATTAATGGTTATTCTTTAGCGTCCGCACAAGCTTTGCAGAATTTGCTCTTTAGGGCATCTGCTGCTACTTTCCCAACTGTATTTTATGTAGGATTGTCGACTGCGGCAGCTACATGGTCTGATCCTAACCCTTTTGTTAATGGGGAGCCTGGCCCGACCACTGGTTATGCTAGGGTAGCAGTAACTCGCAATACGACAAATTGGACCGCAGCTGACGCAGATACTGCTAAAGTAACTAATGCGGTGGAGATTACGTTCCCTGAATCTACTCAGTCATGGGGGACCATTACTGCCTTCGCTATTTTTGGAGCTGCTACTGGGATTACCGATTTTAGTTTAGGTGGCAATTTAACCAATCCAGTAACAATCGGAACAAGCACTATTGCTAGATTCAATATTGGCGATTTGCAAGTATCTAGCGTTAATGCTCCGTAATAAATAATATGTCTGAAGTTCCCACTATTACTGTAGTAACTCCATCTAGCAATACATTTAAAATAAAATTGTTAGATGGAGATATACCTGTTAGTTTAAAAAAAATTACAGAGGTGGGACTATTTTTTGATGATGGATTAACAATAAAATCTTCTGATCATCCAGATGTTTTTATTTGGGAAGAGGGGCACGGTTTTGATATTGTTACAGGGTTAATTATTTTTAGGTTAGGGACTGTTCTGTTGGGATTGTCTGGGATTAAAAATGCAGCTTTATATACATTTGAACAGAATCAAACCAATCCTATTTTTTGGGGGAATCTAAGAATTAGGGTTGTGGCCAGAGATAACGTGCCAGGCGCTGCTGATTTGTAATTTAGCCAGTTTAAGTAAGAGGGCAGTATGGTCATTGAAATCATTAAGACGATACATAATTTAAGGGCTAACCGGGATCCTCTGGTAGATCAAGACTTAATAACAGTTTCTCCAGATGGTTCTGATGAAATATATAAGACCACAGTAGTAACGCTTGCTGTGCATATTGTGCATTATAGCGCTGGGAGACTTGGTATTTTTAAAAATATGTGTGTTAGCACCCATATAGCAAATGCACATGCTGTCCCAAAATTATCAGTTGGCCTTAGCGAAGGAGCTGATATAGCCACTTCTATGGGAGGCCCTCATTTCCCGAATCAACTATTTGGGCAATTGTCATCTGATGCTTTGGCTTTCCCAGATTTTATCCCGCCCACATGGGCTCCTTGGTGGCTTCCGTTTAATCATACGGATTTAGGTGGAGGGTTTTTTACCCTTATGCCTGGGTATGATACCCACGCCTTTACTCCTCCATTAACCAATACCTCTATTACTGAGTCTGCATTTTCCGTATATATGTTGGATATAAATCTTGGGACTAATCCATATAGCAGTGTTACTGAATTTATTTGGATGGTGGAAATTGGTTTTATGTATTATGAGGGTGATCCTCCTGTCCTGGTGAATACGACTTGGCTTGCATTAAATGCTTGGCAAGGGTTTAGTATATCTAGTGCTATGGATCACAGAATTGCTATTAGTGCACAATATACGGTTAATGTCCCTAATGGATTAACTGTAAAAAGGTGGTATGTCCCATGTTATGCGTGGACTCTTCCTTGTTTGAACCTTTATTTTGATAGACAACATTCTACATTTCGTGTTGTAAGATTAAAGTAGTGTGGAGCATAATATGGCTTTAGATCAAATTTCTTATCATGGGCTTGATAATGATACTGATCCTATAACGGATGATAAATTGTTTTGTATGGCGCATGATGGAGAAACAGAAGCAAGAAAGGAGGTTTTGGGGGATTTAGCCCCATTTGCGCTGCAGCGTAATCCTCCTCTTGATATGAAGTTTCCGGAATTAAGGGTTAATAATATTACCGCTACCCCTAGCGGGATAATTCCGGCGAAATACTCTAATATGGTTAATAACGTTCCCTCAGGGGATTTGAGCCCTCAACATACCCCTAATTTACCAAATCAATATTGGGGTACAGCAGCATTGATTAATGGGGCTGTATATTATGTTAAGGATGATTCTATGGATTTGGTTTGGGATACGATACCTAACGATAAACTGTGGACTGATAATTTTTTTAGAATAGATTCCCCGAATTATCCAGAGTATGCTCCGGTAGTTGCGCACCAATTCCCAGGGCAACAACATGCTACCCTTGCCTTTAGAATTAAGCATGGGCAGCCCTATAATAGTGTTTACCATTTGTATGCGTGTTGGCGGCTTAGAATTGGTATGCAGCCTATTTTCCCGGAAGTATATCCGTATTGGGTAACGGTTGGATATTTTAATACTCAGGCGCATGCTACGATTCCAACTTTGGTCAATTCCATAGTATCGTGGTGTATAATATTTGATAGAATTGATGGATATACTGTATCTATGTCTACAATTTTTAGAGTGACTAGTGGTGCTGCAGAAGACATATATATTGCCCCGGTGATTAAAAATCATTATGTTTGGGCTTTTTGGGCATATTGGGGCAGAATGTCATACCAGCTCCTTGAGTATAGGACTACCTTATTTAGAATAGCGTAAAGAAAAGGTATATTATGCCAGTAGTATTAAAGAATATTCCTGAATTATCCGAGGCAACCGCGCTCAACGATTCTGATGTAACCATTGTTGGGGACTCATTTATTGACCCAATTTATAAAAGAAATTTGGGTAGCATTGCCAATAATATTGTAGCATCTAATAAAGACGCCAAAGCTCATATAGTTAAGGTGCAGAAATTACGCGATAGCGCCAATGTTTTAACCAGCATGGATTTACCAGAGATAATGACTCAATGGCATGCTCCGTTTTTCCCAAATCGAGCGGCTGGGACGATGACGACCGATTTTGATTGTGGATTAATAGTAGAATGGCAAACATGGCATACTATCCCTTACAAATATATCGAGGAGGATCAGGGTGGTGTAATCAGAAATTATCCAGAGTTATTTACGGATAGGGCTATAGGACTTGTGGGGGGGGCGTTTAGGCTTCCGCTTATTAACCCGGCAATAGCTCCAGTTAGTATATATTATATATCGGCGTATTTATCGTTTTTGCCTATATATTCGGCGCGTAATGATATGAGATTCAGAATGTATATAGGAGTTTTTGAGGGTGAGCCAGGGACTCCGCCAGCACAGATATGGTCAACTAGAATAAGAGAGTTTTGGATAAAATATTTGTATGCTGGGTCTCAGTTTGGGATTGGAGATACGGCTATGTATTTTGAGTACAATAGAGCATCTGGCCCTCATCATTGGGTTGTTCCGTTTGTTACTCTTAATATCAGCCCTGTTGCGATTTGTGATACCACTGGATCTAAGTTTAGTCTTGTAAAGATGAATTAGTGATAAAGCTAAATTAGGTCATAACATGCCTCATATAAGACCGACAAGCGTATATAAATTGCCATGGAGGCGGGCGAAAGATTTATTAGAATCTGATGCCATAATTTTATCTAAGAGTGATGGAAGTGGTGGGAATGTTTATGTAACTCTTGCGGAATTTAAAGATTATATATTGAATAGTGGCGCATCTCCAACCATGAGATGGTTGCGCTTATATAATTTTATTAATTCACAGCCAGATCGTTTCCCTGATACGCCTGATTATATCGTTGGGCACAAAAGTCCGGTAATCGCTGGTGGGCCATTCTTACAAACATCTCTTTGTGGGACGCTCCGTCCAAAAGATTATAGCTCTCCAATTACAGTTTATTGGGATTATACGGTAAAACCAGAATACCCTTATATGTGGCAACCTCAATTAGAATTTGCTAGTTGGGGGGGTGCTTGTCGTACGGGACAGTTAATGCAGTCGGTAGAAGATCAGCCAACGATTCCAAAGTTACATGGGCATGCTGCTATTTATTTGCCCCAAACATCTTTTAATTCTGTTTATATAATAAATTATAGAGTTAATTTTAGGGCGTATGGATTCTCTGGGCGGATACCCCCTGCAATTTATATTTTTAAGGGTAGGGTTGGGTTCGCAAGTATGTCTGAAGATCGGTCTACTGTTGTAGACGTAACCTGCATTAATGAATTGTTTGCTTATGTTTTGACTTGGGAAGAAATGGTTGTTGCGGGCACCTATTTATATTATAAGCCGGCCGCCTCGGAGAGAACATGGCTTATTCCAATTGTATGGTGTTCTGCAACTGCACCATTCTTTTACCCAGGGGTTATCCAAATGGAGACTCATTATAGCTCCTATGGTAATGAGTATTCTGTAATGAAATTGGTGTAATTGATGGCAAATGATATAGATTTAAAAGTTAAGGCCTTCCAAACATACCCGCGTGCATCTGGCATAGCAGGTGACGAAATTAGTCTTGGCGCTTCTTCGGCCTCAGTCCCTGTATGTAAATACCCATTATTGAAATATCGTGACCCAGTTATTAACACCGAATATTTCCGTACATTTCAGAGTGTTACTGGGGTTAGATCTATTAAGGACAAATCGTTTGGGCGGAATGCTCTTGTTTTGCGGTATCAAGATTCTTATTATGAATATCTTAGGGCTTCCCCTGAGCATATTAAAAGATTTTTTGGATTATTAAAATTTGTCCCTTTGCCCGGAGCGCAAACATTTGAAGCCTGTGGCGGAGATACTGGTAATTGGCATTTATTGCCTTTTGCTAACTACACCTATGATGATTATTTGATCGCTAGGACATATACTGGTACATCGCCTATTGATTATGGATTTTTGCCTCATGCTAGGCTTTTACCCCCCCCCAATTATGCGTCTTCTTTCCTTTTACCTGAGCTTAAGCCTACTGAAACTAGCCAAGAGTTACATGATAATTTCCATCTCTATATGGTATTTTTACATTTGAGTACTTTAAATATTGGTGTAAATACATATGCTAATTTAAGGTTTGACATAGCACTTTATATGCGGTATACAAGTTATCCTGGTGTTGGAGAATTTGTTCCATTGGCATCTATTGCCCCACAATGGACAATCTCTGCGGATATTTTTGCTATATCGGGAGCTTATACGTTTAGTGTGGCTACGAATGGGGGCTCTTCATTTGAAATTTTCCCCCTTTTTAGAACTAATACCTATTTATGGGGGTATAATGCTATATGGTTTGATAATATCAAATCTTATTTTGGGGTTATAAGGTTAAATTAATATGGATGTAATGAGGCCTATACATGAGTGGCCAGAAGGCGGTTATGGGGTTGAAACCAGCGTTACGTCTTTAGCTGTTCAAGCAGACGATCACAATATATACCAAACTAGCAATACGCATTTTGCTGATTGGATATTTTATTTTGATTATGTGCCGCCAACAAGGACCGCGCAGTTCGAAAACATTTCTTTGGATTTTATCGAACCATGGGCAGAAGATTTTTGGGATCCAACTTGGCCGCGGACAAAGATTTTCCATTATTTGAACAAAGGGCCGACTAACCCAATTGATGTAGCCTTTGAGAACCAATTTTATTGTGTGTTGCAGGCAGGGGTTAAATTAGACACTTCAGTTTATTGGCAATGGGTTCCCTATAAATTTGCATATATTCAGGAAATGTTAGGGATAAAGGCAGATAATTATTCAAAAGCAGTTGATATTGCTTTGCCTGGAGAAGATCCTAGATATGTTATTGCTATCCCCAACCTACCGGCTGATTATGTTACTTATTCTAGATATTTGATATCTTTATCTTTGATAACGTATAAGCCTAATGTAGATCTTTATAATCTTCGACTTAAACTTGGGTTTATGGTATTAATGGAGGTAGAGGGAGCATATATAGCTTATGCAGGCCCATACATGCTCAATGAGGTTCATTATTATCCCAATTTAGCATATCAAAAAATTGGGATGCATGCTAGTATAATTTGGACTCAAACTGATAGGAATTTCCTTGGGGACTGCCGTACTCCTCAGAATTTAGCAATTGAACCACTTTATATGATTAATCAATTAACACAGAATCTTTTTACAGAGGTAGGCATTTGTAATTTTAGTATTGTAAGAATTGCATAGAAAAATGAAATAGGAGGTATTTATGGGATGTTGTAATTTAGAAATTGATGCGGTGCAATGTCGTAAGAATCAAATTATAGCAATTGATCAAATTATTAATGCAGTAGATGAGTTGAAGTTAAAGGTAGTAGATTTAGGGGCTGAAAATATTGATTTTTCTAAAATTAAATTGGTCTTGCAGATTTTGGTACAAATAGTGATCCCAGCTATTCAAAATATCCTAGATATGATTGGGAAAGCAGCGAAAGAAAAGGGGTAGGGATATTGTGTTGAATATTAATAAGGTTTTTATCGCTGGGGAGATTACCAGGCCAATAATTTATAAGACCACTGTGCAGGAAGTAGGCATAGCTACTACGACTATTAAAACCAATGAGACTTGGATTGATAAAAAAACCGGATTAGAAAGAGTTAAATATGAATGGCATAAAATTGTTTTTTGGGGACAGCTTGCTTTAACTGCATATAATACTTTAAAAGTTGGTGATTGTGTATCATTAGAAGGAGTTTTACGTACAAGAAAATGGACTAATGAGGCTGACGGGACTACTAAGTATTTTACCGAAATTCATATCAATAGCATTAAAGAACATGTTAGCCGAGTTGCCAGTATGAGCGGGAGTACTTCTAGGTTGACCATATCATCTGTTGAGTATTGATATAATATTAACTTTTATCTTAGGCTGGTTATCAACTATAAAATGGTTGGTCCAGCCTTTGTTTTGTGCCCAGCCATCATTTTTTATGATGCCTGTTTTTATTAAGCTGTCTAGTATGAATTTTATACCAGCAGCTATATTGTCTGGGTCACGCTTTCTATTTATTTCAGCCCATTCGATATCTAGCTTAAATTGCTCTACTGGCTTTATTTGTGCTGCTTTAATTGCGTTAATAATGATTGATGTGTATCGATTTTTGATGACGCTATAATAAGGGATTTTATTGTATCGTTTTTTTGATGCAGAGATGATTTCATTCATCCCAGGAAGAGTCCCTGGGATGAAGAAAGTTTGTATATGTTTGTTATTTTTGTTCATTTTTCTTACGGTTCACGGCTAATTCTGTTCTTTTGCTATGCCCTTTCATTTCTATTGGTTCACATAGTTCAAACATCCTATCGATTAAACATTTAATTAATGAATGGGAAACATGTTCTTTGGCCGCAGAGAATAAATATTCTTTTAGCTTAATTGGTGAGGTGTTGCTGGTAATAAGGGTTGGTAATTGATATCTGGTTCTATTATCTATAATTTCATATATAAATTCTAACGACCAGTTGGTTATAGTATGATTCCATAAATCATCAACTATTAAGATAGGGATTAAGGGCCATGAAGGAGAATGAGTTTTTTCTATTCTATACCTCCACAATGTACTAGGGATGTTAACAAAGTATGTATATTTATGGTTTTGGGTAATCATCCTATTGGCGAAGCAATAGCTTAAATAAGTTTTGCCAACCCCAGATAGTCCATAAATATATGGCAATATTGTATGTTTATCGATTTGTTCTTCCGAAAGTTTATTAATTAACTTTTTGTTGTTTTGGTCTTCAAAAAACATTTTATTAAATGTAATGTTGGCTACGTTAGGAGGCAAATTAGCCCATCCATATAGGTGAGATATTTGTTCTTCTAATTCCTCCTGTTCTTTTAGTTTGGTTTCTTTAAGTTGGCAGTCATCGCATATGCTTTGTCCGATAGTAATCCCTATCATAGTTTTAAGGCTATATAGTGGATTTTTTTTACAAATACGACAGGTACCAATGATATCCGCCCGGATATTTGTTGGCTTAACTTCAAGTGGATGGGATTGGGTCATCTTTCATTAGCTCCTTTAATACTTCCATTGCTGGATCTTCAAGTGAACTCCCCCCTAATTTATCCTTTTCTAATATTGGCTTACTCCGGGGGGCAGCCCACTCTTTATTTTCTAAAAAATTACCGAAACCTAAGAGGTATCTACCATTTTTCCTTTCCCAAATAGGGCTTTGTCTTAACATAATTATATAATTTTTAATTTTAATAAATTCTTTTTTCTCAGCTTTTAAAAGTTGTTTTTTGATACTTTTCTGCGTTACTATTTTGGGTATAGATGGTGTTGTGGTTATCTTTCGTAACGTTTCATTGGCTGCTTTCTCCATAATTCCCATAAATATTTTTTTTGATTTAATTGTTTGAATTGATGCTTTTTGCGGATGATAAATACTTTTGAGATATTCCAATAATTTTATTCTACGTTTTTCGTTGTTTCTGTTGTCTTTGTTCAATTTATATTTTTGTTGTTGGTTATATTCTCTGATAATGGGTAAATATTTGATGGTGATGGTAGACGCAGATTCATCAATTTCGCTGGATACTTCTATGGGTGATTCATGTAAATATTTAAATATATTTATAATTTCTCTCTCTGATGCGCGTAAAATATTTGACCATTCTAATATTGAATAGCTACAAATTCCAGGATTATTATTATTATTAATTGTTCTCCCCTTAATAATGCTCCAAAATCCTCGCATAGTATTAGAAATTGGAGTAGTTTCTAATTCCCATTCACTAGGAAACCATTTCAACCATTTTTGAGTAGCCATTTTTATCCTACCAAATAAGTTTAAAATAATTTAGTTTGATCTTTGCCAGTGTCAATTTTTTCGTTAATATTTGTAGATGGATAGCTTTTGATTTTTATCCAATGTATAAATTCTGTCCAAAAATCTTCAAAGCCATTAAATTCAATGATTGCATCTTTGAAGGCATGAGTATTTGTATCTGATTGTATGGCCATCAAATTGCAGTATTCATTAAGTTTATCGATTACTTCTCTAGTGGGCATTTGATTAATTTCTGGGGGAGCATTTAAGAGATGTTGTTTACATAGTTCATTAAATGTTTCATTAAACGAATTGTTAAATATTTTTTTTGTAGGTTTATTGATTTTTTCAGGTTTTAGCATTTGAGTAGATGCAATATGGTTAATGCTGTCGGCAATTGTTGCATCAACATGATCGTTTAGGTGTGGTTTCGTTTCTATTTGTGGTTTAATTTCTTGTTTGGGTGTTATGTCGATGTAATCCCTAACCTCTTCAACCACTCCAAATCCCTTTAGATAATCACTAAACCCATCCCTTAGGGCCCAAGATCTTGCTCTCATTTGCAGCATTCTTTTGGGGTATTTTGCCCAAGGGCTATGCTGAGATTTATTGTTGTTAGAATAAGTCCATAGCCCAGCGTTTTTAGCATCGATTACTGAGAATGTACGTTTAATAATGGTTTTAAACCCCAAACGTTCTACTTCACAAATTGCAGTAAAATTATCGTTGGGAAAGTCTCCTTCAAATCGTTCGGAGAAATCTTTTACTTGATTTGATTTTAAGACTAAAGCTAAAACGGCGTCCCCCCAAAGTGCTGGTTTACCATTAATTACTGCAATATTTTGTACTGCTTGCATTGGGGACAATCCAACCTCTAATCCCATTTGGATAGCAACAAAGATTGATTCTGGTTTTTGTAATCCGTTAGGCATTAAGCCAGAAACTGATAATATTTTGGCAAATCTCCATAGTCCTTCGAAGTCAGTGGGGATTAATCCGCCTATAGGTTTGCCAGTTTCAATAACGGCTGGTGCTTGTTGGTTCGTTTGTGGTTCTGTCATTTTAGCCCTCCATTGCTTTTCTATTTGTAGTGATCTGGACTATTTCGTCTTCTGATACCATTATGCCTGGAATTTTTGTCGCTCCAGCTTTAAGCATATCGTGTATTTTGGGGGCAATGGCCCTTCTAATTTGTTCATGGCGAGCACTAATTACTTCTGGTGGTAATTCAGTATGGCTATGGATAACCCATGTTGTTTTATTCTTAATTGTTGCTGTACCTAATGCAGAAATAATATTTTCATCATTGTTTAAGCAAAAGCTATCTATTTGTTCTTGTAGGGCTTCTTGTATTTTTGTTAACTCTTTAGTTGTTTTTTGGGCAGAAGTATCAATAAAATTGATTACCTCTAAATACGGGCTTTTAATTAGTTTCCTGGTTGTCTCTATTAAAGATTCTATTTTTTTAGCTTGGATATAAAGGTCAATAGCCTTTTTGCATGTAGTGTGATCGGTAACTAAATTAGTTTGTGCCATAGTTAACAATGATTCTATTTGTTCAGTATATTTATCTGTAATATTCTCTATAATCAGTTTTTTTACTGCGGTTACGGTATCCATCTTTAATACCTTTCTCATATTCCTCAAAGTTTTTTTTAGCTTTTGCGTATATTTTTGCGTGCATTTTTTCAAAATTTTCGATTTCTTGTCTTATTTGCTCATCCGGGGGATCCCAGGGGTTACATTGAGCCTCATATTCCTCTTTATTGGCCTCCTCCTCATAAAAATCTTTAAAGGTTTTTTTAGGATGTCTTTTATTATCCTTATCGTAATAAAAATCTTTAGGGTTCTCATAATAAGAGTGTCCTTCTCCACATAGTATTTGATGTGGTGAAGGGAATGGATTGGGGTTATGGATGCCAGGCCCTGGGGGACTCCAATCCCCGCCTTCATCCTCATCATCGGTGTCAGAACATCCTCCACAATCAGCTAAAGCAAAAGCAGGGATGATTAAAATACTAATGAGGCCTATCCATAGGATAATCTTTTTATACATATTACTATCTATTTTGTTTTAATGTTTTTGGGGTGAGGAGGTTTGTTTTGGGTTTGGTGGATTACCGTAATCAAAACAGTAGCTCCTGTTATTATAGCGCCAGCCATAAGTGCTCCTACTGATGCAATTGCGGTTCCGCTGCCGGTACAGTCAATACAATCATAATTTCTATCAAAATAATTTGGGATGGATGGTACTCCTGGGGCTAAATCCATTACTGCAAAGCCAGTATTTGGAATGAATAAAGAAATTGATAAAAATAATATAAAAGTGTTTAAGTATTTTTTAATCATTTGTTTTTATCCCATTATTGAAGGGAAGTTGGGCGAAAAAGTTCCGCCCAACCAATTAGCTAAAATAACATCAATAATAATGCCCCTGCGATAGTTCCAGCAATAGCCGCTGTAGTAGATAGTGTTGCGATATATTCAATTACCTGTTGGTCTACGCCTAGTTTTTTATTCTTTCTTTCCTTATAAAGTACTCCGGTCCCGATTAAGGCCGCAGTTAAAATTGCAGACGCAGTATGGGGGATCATAGCAAATGTGGGTGTTGGTAAAGTAATCATTTTAGCTCTCCTAGATAAACGGTTAAAATCCCATGTGCAAAGAATAAGCCCTAAGAAACTTCTTTAAAGATTGTTTATATATTGGTGTATAGTCATTAAACAATGCCTTCCCTCCTTTCTTCCTAATGCGTAATGTAGCAATCCATTCTATGGTAATCTCATAATACTTATCTGCTAAATATTTATAGGCAGATAATTGTAATGGCCACCATTTTTGGGTGCTAACGGATGTTTTCCAATCTATTATCCCATATCCATCTCTCCCTGTGATTGTCCCAATAAAATCTGGCCTGCCAGATAATGGTAATTTATGGTTTATAATCTTTTCTTCTAAAGTGAATGGTATAGGGTCTGTTATTTTAATCCATTCAATAAAACTTTTTATGGATGGGGCGTAAATATTAGTTTCGTTTTCATACGAGAGATCACCATTTAAGATGTCTTTACAGGAGTAATGTATCTGGGTACCAAATTCAGCTGAGGCAGGAGAATACCACCTTTTGTCTATATACGTAGATAAAACTTCTGTAACCGATGGATAGTAGTTTAATTGAATATTTTTCATTTAATTCCTTTTAGTTTTTTAGTAAATTTTTAATAATTTTTTATTAAAAATATCTTAAAAAAATAAAATATAAATGTCAAATGTTTTTTGCAGAAAATTTGTGAGAGAGAATAGAGGTTTCAGATTCTTGACGCACCCCATTAAACGCTGCGTCAGGAATAATAATGGGTGTATTCAAACAGTACAAATAATATCAATCGGTTGCGTTAAATTTAACTCATTTTTTTTCTGACGCAAGGTGCGTCAAAATGCGTCTTTTTGTTGACGCAGTGCGTCAGATACTATAGAATGTGGGGGAAATGGAGAACTTGATGAGTAGAGAGCCAAGCGGGAAATGTTGTATAATTAATGGTCATCCTCAGCAAGGAATAATTGAAAGATTAATTCTTACTAATATCCCTAATAGAGAAATCGCTAAAAGATACGGGTTATCAGAGGCTACCGTTCGTCGTCATAAGAATATCCATATGACC